CAGCTTCCAGTTATCAGTAAGGCGCTCAGACGGCGCTGTGGGAATTTCTTCGGTCACGGGGTGCCCCGGGACGGCAAACGCGATCCCGGCGCGGACAGCCTCCTCGTAGCGCTTCAGGAGATCCCGGGGCGGGGCGCTCAGCCCGGCCGCGTTGCTCACCCGGATGCCGCTGCCGATCGGCAGCGCCGCGGCCTGCTCCTCGTCCAGGTCGAGGTACCCGTCGATCAGGCCCAGCTCCAGCGCGTCCTGCGCCGGCATGTAGGTGCTGTCGTCCACCAGCTGTTCCAGCTTCCTGCGGCTGGTCTTTCCGGCGCACTTGACGGCGTAGCCGTTGATGATCGACGCCTTGACACTGTCCAGGAAGTTCTGCAGCTGGCGCGCCCCGTCGTTGTTCAGGTAATCATCCACGTAGGCCGCCGGCTGGTGAATCATGATCTGCGCCACAGGGGAAGCCAGGACAAGATCGCAGCCGCACATGACCGTGGTGGCCGCGCTGGCCGCCATGGCGATGATGTGGGCCTCGGTGCTGGCCCTGCAGGCCTGGAGCAGGCCGTAGATCTCAAACCCCGCCCAGACGTCTCCGCCCGGGCTGTTGATCTCGAGGATCAGGTCCTCGCCCGCGGGAAGATCGCGGATCGCGTCGCGCACGGTCTTCGGGCTGCAGCACTGGATGCCGAAAAACTCATACAGCCAGACCCAGTCGTCGCTCACGATCTCGCCGAACATCTCAATCGTCATTGTTGAAAACCTCCTCCGTCTGATAGTCCAGCCGCACGGTGTACATCCGGCGGAAATAGCCCACTTCGCTCTCGAACAGGTCCGGAGAGGACTGCGTCGCCTCCGCGTCCTCGATCAGGATCCGCCCCTTCGGGCCCGGGTCCGTATCGTCCCGCGGCGTGGCGAAGATCTCGCCGCGCATCTCCCGGATGGCCAGCTTCGTCCTGGCGCACAGCAGCTGCAGGCCGCGGAAGGTGGTGGACACGAGGTGCAGGGTGCCGCTCCAGCTCTGGAGGCCCGTGTCCTCGGTCAGGGCCCGTTCCTCGCCGTCCGAGTCGGGCGAGTAAAAAGCGAACGGCGGCCGCACGTCCTTCTTCGGCTGCAGCACGCTGACCTTGCCCTGCAGTGCCGGTACCGACTGCAGCGTCGCCTCCAGGGCGAACTCCGGGCTCAGCTTTATCAGCTCTGCCATATCTTATCCAGCTCCTTCGTCATGGTCTCAATCATGGCCTTCTTGGCGGGCTCGCTGGCGCTCTCGGCGCCGCCGCGCATAAAGTGTCGGCCTTCGATATACTGCACGCCCCCGCCCTTCGCCCGGGCGAGATAACCGTACTCCATCGATGATGGGTAGTAAGCATAAGGACTGCCGCCTCCCAGAGCGCCGGGGTTATAGATCTGTTTCTGGAAAATGGCATTCGCCTCGGCGCCGCCGCGCATTGTCGTCTCTCTGACCTTTTTCCCGCGCTTGCTGCTCCGCTCGGTCTTCGTGACGATGTTCCGCTTCAACGTTCCGGTCCTGACCGGAGCGACGCCCTTCACGGATCGCTTAACGATCTGCGCGGCCTTCGAGGTTCCCTTGTTCAGGGCTTTCTGCGGGGACTTCCCGGCCCTGTCCAGCATCTGGTATGTCCGGAAAAGATCCTTATACTCGAAAGTGATCGAGAAGCTCATCGCCACACCTCGGCGACTTTGATCTGCTGATAGACCCGGTCGGCGCCCAGATCGATGGGCGGAGACATCGGCCGGTAGATCTTCTCGCCGCAGACGATCCGCATCGCGGTGACGTCCCGGTCCCATGTCCGGCGGCGGATCTTCACGTTGTGGGTGACTTCGTTCTGCTCCTGGCCGGCGGCGTAGAACTCCCGGCTGCTGATCGTCCGGACGGAGGCCCAGGTGGAGAAAACCTCCTCCCAGTTGTCGTCCTCGGCAAACTGAAAGTCGCCGACGATATCAACCTCGCCTATATACCGTTCAAAGTGCACCCGGCGGTCCAGTTCGCCGGCGTCGTCGAATTTTGCCATTCCAGCCCTCCCTGTGTCCAAGTTGGACACATTACATGCTCCAGCTGTCGTCCTCCAGCCGGTCCGACAGCGTCGGATTGTTCCGGCGGATCAGGGCCCGCGCCAGGGCGTCCATCGCGGCCGCCACCGGGTCGATCCGCTGTGTGTCGTCCTTGTGCTTCTTCGAGAGCTTGATATCGCCGTAGTTGTTCACGATCTCCACGGCGTTGGCCAGGCACCAGAGAGCCAGGCCGCTCTCCTCGAGGATGATCTTTCCCTGGAGAAGCAGCTCGCGGAAGCCCTTGGCCGCCAGGTTCTGGCCCGCGCAGGTCTGGGAGATCTCCACGCACCAGTCCTCGTTGTTCATCCGCTCGCAGAGCTTAATGGCCAGGTCGGTGGCGTTGTGCCCGTCGTAGCAGACCTCCAGCACGTTCCAGTGGTGGAGCAGCTGCCCGGCCTCGATCCAGGCGTCGACGTAGCTGTTGTCCGTCACGTCGCCCGGCGTCAGTGTGCACCAGCCCCGCTGGGCCCAGGCCCTGTACTCGATCCGGTCGCTGTGCTCGTGCCGGATGGCCGCGCCCTCCGGGAGGAACCCATGCATCCTGATGGCCACACGGCCGTCCGGAAGCAGGAACACGGCCGCCACGCCGGAGAGGTCGATCCGCTTGCCCAGGTCGAATCCGACCCAGCACTCCAGCCCGTCGGTGAGCTCCGCGAACTTCTCCGGAGGGACCATGGCCTTCCGGGCCAGCTCCATGCAGTTCTCGTCGAGGTACCGGTTCTCGGCGCCGGTCTGCCAGTTGTTCATCCGGCGGGTGAGGAACTGGCGGATCTTGGTGGCGTCGTTGCTGCCGTAAGCCGCGGTGTACTCGCTCTCGATCTCGGACATGAGGATCCGGCTGTAATCGTTGTCGACCCGGAAGCAGGGGTTCGGTTTGCACCACTGGCTCTTGTCGTGCGGGTCGGCGCCTTCCGGCAGTTCCCGGATCATTACGAAATACCGGTCGTCCCGGACAAGGCCGTCCAGGATCCGCTTCGCGTAGAGCTCCTCCCTGAAGCAGGGCTTGTTTTCCGCGTCGTCGCCGGCCGTCGTGATGCACTCGAGCAGCGGCTGCCAGCGCTTGCCGAAAGAGTTCAGGCCGATATCGTAGATCGTCGACGTCGGGTGCGCGTGGTATTCGTCAACGACGAAAAGCGTCGGCGCGCCCGAGTCCTTGTTTTTTGTGTCCTTGGAGAGGGCCCGCATCCGGCCGCCCAGCGTGCGGTGCTGCACGGGGTTGGCCTTCGGGATAACCAGCTTCCGCGCGATCTTCGGGCTGGCCGCGGCCATGTCCCGGGCGTCGCCGAAAACCCGCATCGCCTGCCCGCGGTCCACCGCGGCGCACTCCACTTCCGGAGATCTCTCGTACTGTGCCAGCTCCGGCTGGTAGGGCGGGTAGATCGCGTCGGCGCACATGTGATAGAGGCACTGCCCGGACTTCTCGGTACTCTTGAAGTTCCCCCGGGCCCGTTTGTTGTAGGTCCGGTTATATCGGCGGATCCCTGTGTCCTTGTGGACCCAGCCGTAGACGCTGCCCAGGTCGAAGATCTGCCAGTCCTGCAGCCGGATCGGCTGGCCGGCTTCCGGGCCGCGTATCTGGATGCAGAGGCCGTACCACCGGAGGATCCGGTCGGCGCGGGTCGTGTCGAACACATAGGGGAAGTCGGGATCCCCGACGCGCTCCAGATCGTCCAGGTGCCGCTGGCAGGCCGCGATCTCGTAGGGACAGCACATATCATGCAGCCGCCCGCGGGTGACCTGCTTGGCGTACATCGTGACCGGGTGCGTCAGGATCTTGTCCCGGCCGGGCATATCAGGATCTCGGGACCGTGACGGTGAGCTGGCGCTCGGCCAGATACGCGGCCCGGTCCCTGGCGCACCGGATATACTCGCCCACGTTCACCGACCTGTTGAGGACCATGTCGAAGTAGGGCGAGATGCACTGACACAGCTCCGTGTCGGCGATCTCCTGCAGATACGTGCCCTCGCCCGGCTCCAGCAGCTCGCTCCAGCGGTCGGTCGGCGGCGTGTATTTGAACTTCTTCAGGCCCTTATAGATGGCCGCCGTCGGCACATCCGACAAATCCATCGGCAGCACGAAGCCGTTCACGCCCGGGACCACGCCCATCTCGAACGCGGAAGGGAAGTCGGTCACGATCACCGGCGTGCCCACGCTGAGCGCCTCGCCGACCACGTAGGGCTCGCCCTCGGCGTCGCTCAGCTGCACCATGTAATCGGCGGCCGCCATCAGGTCCACCACGTCCAGCCGGCGCGGCCGC